AAGCTCCTTGGCTATCCCATTGACAGAGTAATTCACGCAGAGGTGTGGGCTACACAGGATATTCCGGCTGACCTTCCCCCGATGGTAGAGTTTAAGAAGAAAGCGGACGCCATCATCAAAGAGAAATACGGTCTCATTGTAGAGCATATCTCAGCTCAGAGAGAGAGAGAGAGAGAGAGAGCGGCTTGATTACGAGTTCTTGTTCTACACCGTGTTCAGCAAGGGAAAGAATGTCGGAAGAATCTACGGATTCCCTATCCAGCGAGGACAGTGGTGTACCTCAGACCTCAAGACAAAGGTTCTTAACCGAATCGCAAAAGGACACCTTCGAGCAGATGTTTTATCACATTCCGACTCGGAAAAACCCGGAGAAACAAGGTTTGATAAAGGGTTTTCCGGGAGTGCTTCAATCGAAGTGGTGTGTGAAGCTCAAGGTACGGTGTTTTCTCAAAGCTCCCTTGCACAAGGAGCTGATACAAATATTGTGCAATACCTCGGCATTGCCGCCGATGAACCCGAACGCATTGAGCGGCACACTCGCCCCGGTATCATTCTCCCATTGGTGGACATAGGTTGGGACGAAGCCTACTGCCGAAAATGGTGCGAGGAAAACGACCTTCTTTCTCCCATCTACACCAATGCGGCGAGAGGTGGCTGTTGGTTCTGTCATAATCAGACTGTAGACCAGCTCCGACTTCTTCGTAAAGAATATCCCGACCTGTGGGAACTGCTTCTCAAATGGGATTGGGATTCACCGATTACATTCAAGCCCGATGGACGAACCGTCCACGACTATGACTTGAGGTTTTATGCTGAGGATTTGGGACTTGTCCCGGCTGATAGGAAGTTCCGTTGGAAAGTCCTCGAAAACCCGAACTTTTTCAAGGAGGAACGCCGATGAAAGTCACAAAATGCACAGGCGAAGGTCAAGGCTCTTGTAAACGCTGTTCCGATAAAGGAAAGTGGAATAGGATTTGGTGCTGTTTTCTCTATAAGATAGAAGGGCTTGAAGGGTGTTATTGCTCCGACTGTGTAAAAGAAATTCTTTCGGAACGAGAGGAGGAAAACGAAAATGTTTGATGTAATCGACAAAAGCACCTTGAAGCCGGGTGATGTCGTGGGAATCAGAATGAAAACTCAAATCAGGTGGGGGTTCTTCCGATACCCGAAAACCATCCCCCTGACTATCGAGCGTATCACCCCGGCTCGTACCAAGTTCGTCATGACCAACGGGGCAGAGTTCGGCAGGAACGACATCTTCTATCCCGTTACCGCAGAGACGAACCATAGAACCCATGTTGCCAAGTGCGCAGAGAAAATCAGCTCCTCTCTTATGGCTCTCGAACGATTACAGAGGGACGGCAAACTTTTCTCGCAGGACGATGATTTCATCGTGAAGTGCGCTGAGCGACTGGAACAGATTTTGCATGAGGTGGTGTGACTATGGACGAACTTTTGGGGCTTATCGCAGACATCAATCCGACCGAAATCGCAAGCCACATTGAGCAAGGAAATCTCGCCGAGTGGTGCGAGGGCTGGCGGCAGGTAGCGACTGTGACGGTCGAAAACCTCAGATTATCCGAATCGGATTGAAAAATCATCAAAAACGACATTTGCGAAATAATCTTTGTAGGACTACTACTTGTCTTTTCGCAAAGTTATAGGAGAAGTAGTAAAAGTAGTTCAAATCTTGATTTTGCGTAAAAGTCTCCTATAAGGGGGTCTATATAGCGAAAGTTTACGCAAAAACTGATTTTCAACTACTTTAACTACTTTATAAGAATAAGAAGAAAGAGGACTCTTTTGAGCCGAAAGAGGACTCCCTGAGGAGGTAAGAACGACTATGGCAACAAAGAGAAACAACCCGAAGGGCATTGGATTGCCCACGAGTACCAGCTCTCTCACACTTGACGCTGGGGATAATGCCAAGTACACCAGCATGAACCTGCACTTCATGAACATGCCCAAGATTGATTTGCATGACGAGGTTGCGGTACAGAACAGGCTCAATGAGTATTTCAACCTCATGGTGGAGAGCGATATGAAGCCCTCTGTGTCTGGTATGGCTATGGCGTTGGGGATTGACAGGAGAAGACTGTGGGAAATCAAGACAGGTAACACACAAGGCAGTGGAGCCATGGGTGGGCTGTCCTCGTTGCCGCAAGGCGTTACGGACTTGGTAAAAAAAGCGTACCAACTTTTGGAATGTCTGTGGGAGGACTACATGCTCAACGGCAAAATCAACCCCATGGCGGGTGTGTTCCTCGGAGTCAACAACTATGGCTATCAGGATGTCAAGAAGGTGGATGTGACTCCCGTACTCCCCGACAGCAACAAGGACAACGACTATGACCCCGACTCTATCCGAGAGCGATACCTTATCGACTCTGGCAACGACTCCGACTCTGAGAGCGACTAACGACTCTCGACTATGAAACGACTATCGACTATCGACTATGAAACCGCCGCTTGGAACCCTCGGCTTTTGCTGGGAGGAAAAAGCGGCGGTTTTTCTGTCGTTTTCACGGGATAGCACTTTACAGCATTAAAGCAACGGGGCGGGCTGGCGGTTTCATGGGGTGACGCTTTACACCAATAAAGCGACAGGGGCGGGAGCCTGTCCCGGTGGAGCGGAACGGCGGCGGGGTTCGGTTTTTGCCTATATAATGTATAGCGGACAACAAACAATCCGAAAAAGATAAAAAATTTCAGAAAACCCCTTGACAATTCGGAAAAGGCGAATTATACTATAATCACAACAGGACAACAAACAATCCGAAACGGATAATAAAGGGAGGTTTTCAGAATGAGAAAATACGAATTGATACCGACAGACGGACGCAAGAGCTTTTACGGAAAAGCGGTTGTTGTGGTGGAGGACAACGGGACGAAAACGCTTTACAGTTACGGAACGCCCATTGTAAAACGCCTTGTTTCCGGGGAGCTTGTGAAAATGTGGGACGGGTGGACAGCCACAACAGGCCGACACATTAAAGCCTTTTGCGGGTTGAATAAGGCCGCATACATGAGTTTATAAAGGGAGGTTTTCAAGATGAAATACAAAACCACAAGAAAAGCCATTGTAAACGGTTCTGTCAATGTTCGTTCGGCGGGGTATTGCGATTTAAGCCACTTGTTAACAAATCATTCCCCGGTTGCTTATACTTGCGGCGTGTATGGCTGGAATTTTGATGTGTTTGAGGTTTACGGGGTCACAATTTGCACGGGCTATAGAAATATGCCGGGGGCAAGGCTTGAGGGAGTTCGGGAGTATGAAGAAAAGGCAAGGGCCATTCTTTCATGGGACAATAAAGCCCCGTATGAGGAAAAGCGGGAGCAGGTGGAAAAGCTGTTGCAAGAGTTTTGCAAGTTGAACGGGGGTTGCTGAAATGAGAAATTACACCTTTACGGAAAACGGCTTTACTTTCAAGCGCATAAACAAGGCGCAAGCAAAACGGGCATACAACAACGGTTTAACGGTTCGTTTCTGCCCCGTCAATTTGCGCCCCGGTTCCCCGTTTCGGTTTGATATGGATATGAACAAGGTTCAACAGAATTGCGCCGGGGTGGATTTTGAACAGCTTGTAAATGCGTTCGAATTCTATAATTGCGGGAGCAATGAAACGGGAAAATACACCGCCTTTTATGTCCCCGTTGAAACGGTGGACAGGTTCACCGGGGAAAAGCCCACGGCGGAAACATTGGGAACGGTTGAACAATACGCCTATAGCTATATGGAGGGTTGAAAAATGGGAGCAGTGAATTATTTTACAAGTGATTATATAACAATGGGCTTGCGCCCCTATGATTCATGGGAGCTTGAAAACGATTCTGATTTTATGGAGGAAATGCGCCGGGAGTGTGAGGAGTACGGCGGCACGATTGAAAACGCTATAGCCGATTATATTCAATCTTGTTATGAAAGCGATTTTGAAAACATCGAAACGGAATTGAACAAGCACAATTTCCATTATTACCATATCACAATCAAGCCGGGATATTATGAGGGGTTCACGCTTGATATTGAAAACAATTATCCCGTTGCGCTGGATAGTTGGCAAGACAGGCGGGACGCAAACAAGGAAATTACAGAAATAAAGCAATTTCTGATTGATTGCGCCGGGTTGGGGTTGGTGCAATGTTCGCCGGGTTGGTGTACCGGGTACAACGATTATAACGGCACTATTAAAGCGATTAAAGCGGCAATAAAGGAAATGCGGGACGAATTGCGCACAATTCCCACATGGGCACAATATAACCGGGCTTGTTAAAATGGAGGGCTTAAAAATGACAGATTATAACAAAATTGCAATGGACAATCTAAACGCCTTAATGCGTGAAATTGCGGAATATTCCCGAATGGCTGAGGAAATAGGGGAAACGCTGGACAGCTTGAAAGACAGTTTGAAAAAGTACATGGAGGAAAACGGGCTTGATACTATCGCCGGGAGTGAACACAAGGCAAGCTATAAAGCTGTTACCAGTTCCCGCATTGATACTACCGCATTAAAACGGGATATGCCCGAAATTGCCGCACGATATACCAAAACGACAGAAACCCGGCGTTTCCTGTTCGTGTGAGGAGGTGCAAAAAATGGGTTTTCTATTCCTGCTGGTTTTCCCGTCCGTGCTGTTGGCTGAGATTCTGAAACGAAATTGAAAGTACATATTCCCGCCCCTTGTGGGCGGGGCTTTTTTTT